ATGTTTAAACATTCCTCCGTTATGTATTTGATAACTAGCAAAAGGAATATAATCAACTTGAGAAAACCAAATCAACATAGGAACAACATAATCATCTAATAATAATTTCCATCTTGCATTTGTGTTTAAATCTATTCCTGCTACAATTGCCGCAGTAAGTCCTTCATACATTTTTGTACCAAGGTAGTTCTGAATATGAATTTCTTGAGCTAACTTAATAAACTGAATATACTTATCTGTATCTACATTACCATCAATGATGGAGTTTCTTACTAGGTCTGTTCTATTTATAAATAATACTGTTGCCATAATTTAATTTGATTTTGGATATGCTCCTCTTCCTACTTGTTTGTCTGTTGCTTTTTTTGCTAAGTCAGAACCTCTTGGATATTTTTGTGCGTATTTAGGAATATTTCTTGTTTTTATGTAATTACCTAAATTATTAGATGCTTCTGTATTTGAATCTAATCTATATAAAACTCTAACCCATTTATGTTGACAATAAATACCACCTTTTAAAGTAAAAATATTATAAGGTAAATCAGGTTTATGTCTAAATTCAGTATTTACATCAGGTTCTGTCCTTTGTCCTTTACCATCTTTAATTTCTAATTTGCCATAACTTGCATTATCTATGTCTTCAATTCTCCATACTAAACCTCCAGTTGATAAACTCATCATTTCTTTACAAAATGTTCTTGATTTTGCATACTCTCCATCCTCATTTTTGCTAAAAGAACCTCTTGCATACTTATATCTTATCTTATATAAACCATTTTTACTGTCTAATTGACTAAAAGCAGACCCATCATTTACGCTTCCTACGTTTTTTTCTGTTGCATTGGTCAAACCAATAAAGTCTTTTATCTTATTAAATGTAGATTTCTTTTCTTTTATTAAATAATCTGCCCAATCTCTATTAGAAATTTCACTTTCTTCATCTAATTCATCTACTAAAACCCATTCTTTACTCATTTGTTGACCAGAGGAAGACAATGAGCCTAAAACTATTTGTACTTGGTCTGTTGATAATTCTGTTTCCATTTTAACACAATTAGCAACACGCTTTCCGTTTTTCATTTTAGTCCCTTTCTGCTTATATCCATCCCAACAAGGTGCTTTTAATTCTTCATGATTTTCGCAAGGCATAAAATATACTTGTCCTTCTATTTCCATTTCATGAAATCCTCCACAACCCATTTCTTCAGCTTTTGCAATAGCTTCTTCTTTTGTATCGTATGCTTGTTGACCATCAATCTTTCTTAGATTAAATTTTTGCATTTCAATTCCTGTTTCTTCTTCAATTTCTTCTTTATCTTGTATTGTTTTATCAACCTCAGTAAATTCTAATGGTTGTAAGGTTGTAAAGTATAGGTTTAAAGCTATATCATTATAAGATAGTATTTGGTCAAAGGCATCTATTAAAAGTTCTTGAAAAGGTCTTATAACTGTATTGTCCATTAATAAACTTGCAGTTTTAATCTCTTCTGCATTATTTCCTAATCCACTTGAATCTTTTATTCCTAATAACATAGGAGAAACTATTCTATGTGCTACCATTATTTTTTTAGTAGATTCTTCTGATAAAAACTGGTATTGGTTATGTGCATCACTTAATTGAACAGGAGTAATTTCTGCTTGACTTTCTCTATTGTCATTAAATGCAAGAATAAATTTACCAGCATTACTACTTCCTGAGAATTTTTGTGCTATTTTATTTTCAATTAATTGTCTTTCTTCTTGATTAGGAGTTCCGTTATTAAAATTTATAAGCATACTAGGACTTAATCCATTAAGTATGTTATTAAGATGATAATTTGAAACTTCTTCCTCTAACTCAGCGTATTGCAAACCTCCTTGATAATCAACAGGAGAGTAATAATAAAATCCAGATTTATAAGGTTTAATATAATATATTTCTATATTTTCTTTTGACATTCCATAAGCAGGAATTCTTAATGGGTCATCACTTCTTTTAATATTTACCCAATCTTTAAAATAATAATAAGCAGGTATCTCTCCGTCCTCATCACACTTTTCTGCTCTTAATGTTTCTATTGGCATGTGTTCTAATTGAACAATTTTTGTCCTGTTTTTATTATACATAACCTGTACTGCACATTGACCCATTAATTTTAAATCATAGCATAGTTTTCTAACTACATCTTTTTTAAATAAAGAAATCATTTGAGCGTACTCATTTGGTTTTCTATTTGCATCTGTAGCATTTATACCTTTACCATAAATTGCTTGACTAATACCATTGATTGCAGCATTATTAGTAGGACTACCATTATACCTATCTATAAGGTATTGAAAGTAGTTATTATCCATACCATACTCAATCCATTCTTCTCCGTTTACTTCTTTAATTTCAGGACTTGTGTATGTACTTAAATTTACTACACTAAACTCAGATACTTTAGAAGCTCTTTTAAATTGTCCTTTAGTATTTCTTAATCTATTATTTTTCATGTTACAGTATAAGTATTATCAAAACCATTGTATTCTGTAAATAAACCTTTATTCAGTTCGTAATGGTCATTATCGTTTAATTGGTCTATATCTTGGTCAGTACAAAATATTTTATCTCTAAAAACATCTTCTTTAAAATCTGAATCTACTTGCCATAAAATATCATATAAATTCCAGAAACTATTATTAGTTTGCCAAAAATTGTAATCAATGTATAAATATAGGTCAAAAAAATGAGCCTCTACTAACACAGGATTAAAGACATGTGTAAATGTCATATAATTTCCTACTGTTGTTGCAGTTAAATTCTGATATTCTTTAGTAACATTTGTACTGTCATCTCTTATTGACATTGAAAATCTACTATCGTCATATTGCCTAGGAATAATAGATAGTGTTTGTGCAGTTTGTGAAGTTGTGAGTATAATCATTACCTATATAACGAAAAAAAATAGGTTATTTGTAGAATTAAACAAACAAAAAAAAAGCACCCCAATAAGGATGCTCAATTTTCTAACTAAAAAACTCACTAAATTACTAAGGGTTAACTGGTACTCCTACTGGAGTTGGGTTAATTGGTGTAGGACTAGATGCTGCTGTTGGTGTTTCATTTAAGAAATAAGGTGCTTGTTCTTCCATTCCTTCAAATGTTAGAGTAAACCCACTTAAATCTCCTGCTGCTGCTCCAGTTACTACAGTTCCTCCTGTAACTTCCATACCATTTTCAAGACCACACAAGAAACTATTACCATAGTAATCTACTACTACTGCATAAGGTCTAGCAAGTGCTAGTCTTTGAAGTTCTGCCTGTGTTGCTGAATCTAAAAATGTTAATGTTAAACTCAATGTTTGAGTATAAAATGTTGTTCCATTTTCTCTACTACTTGTTACAGTAGTTTCTAAACTAGAATTTCCTTTAATTTCATATTCATACCAATTAGGTGCTGGAGAAGCATTAGTAATGGTTGCAATATTAGTACCACTAGCTAAAGCCACCGATGCTATAGTTCCAAAGTCTGCAAAGAGCACGGTTTTGATACCACCGAAAGCTGATTTACAAGGTAGTTTTCTACCTGTTGTTAAAGTACATGCCATAATTTTCTATATTTTTTTTTATAAAAAAAGGGGAAGCAGATAATCCACTTACCCCTTTAATTTATTGATTAATTAATTTTAAGCGTATTCTACTAAATCAGAAGCTACTCCAAATTGAACTGCTGAAGTAAACCTCATTACCATTCTTACATTATTTGAAGCATCCAAATCTTGCATGTCTAAAACTTTCACAGTATTTGTGTCATTTAGTAAACCAGTTCCAAAGTATAAATTACTTCTTTGTGCTGCATACATTTTGTTAACTGCCATTCCTGGGCAAACAAATACTTTAACACCATTTACTGTAAGTGAACCATTGTTCCACCATTGAGTACCTTGTGCATTTGTACCATTTGCTCCTAAACCTTGAGCTGCAAAACCTCCTAATGCTTGTACATAGAATTTAGCTGCTGCAGAACCGATATATAAGAATAAATCTTCTTTTCCATAAAGTGATGCAGGTATAGCATCTACTACTTTAGATAATTCAGCAATGATATTTGCTGCACTTAAACCACCACCACCAACTGCTGCTACTTGTTGAGCTGCTGGAATATCTCCTGCTGCTGCTGCCGCTGCAATTAGTTTCTCAAATCCATCAAATGAATTGTTTGTTGCTGCAGTTGTGTCTCCTTGCCATATACAAAATTCTGTATTTTGAGCAACTTCTGCTGCTACATGAGCAATCATAAAGTCGCTAAATTTAGGTGGTAAAGATTGTCCTAATCCATATCCCATTGACTGACTTTCCCAATCATTTACAAAGTCATACTTACATAATTGTAGGTTAACTTGTAATTCGATAGGTTGAATAATTCTTTCTGTTAATGTTACTGAACTATTAGGATTAAAATCACAACTAGCAGGAGAAACTAAATTTCCTGTTGCTAATTTTTTGATTATTTCCTTAAAAGAAATATTTGCTTTTACTGTTAATCCACCATCGTCTATAGTTGATGCAGATAATAAAGCTGCTGCTATATATTCTCCTGCGAACTCACCTGCGTAAGTAGTAGTGATATTAGTAGTAGTAGCTAATTGAATGTTTTTTAAATTACTCATTTTTTATTTTTTATATATTAATATTATGCTTCTGATGCCCAGATTCCTTGTCCACCTACAACGTAGTATTCCGTTAAACTAACTGCTCTTAATTCTACCCAGTCACCTAATTTAGATGTTCCCTTTGTGTTTATTAAGTCTTTTCCTAATACTCCTGATGCGTGAAAAAC